GCATCCGCTTTTAATGAGTCAACCTCATTCTGCCAGTAATCAATAACACCTGTCTTTATCCAAGCCCCATCCACTCCTTTAATTGGTTTATCTGGAGTATAAAACACTGGCATTCCAAATTCATCTATATATCCCTCAAAGTTCCACTCCATAGGAATAAACAAGGAATATAGTCCTGATTTTGTTTGACCATTATTATTTCTTTCAAACGGGTTAGAGTTTTCATACAACTTTTTAAAGTTATCACCACCCTTGTCTAATGCGTTAGATGTAGAGCCCATCATACACTTCCCTATAATTCTACTACCTAATCGAAGACATGTTTTTGTAACCCTCCAGTTGTTTAATATATTATTTGGTTTTAACCACTTACCACTTTCATCATGTACTAGCAACAATAACTTCTCACCATCGTATGAGTTATCGTCTGTATTCTTCCAATCTATAGTAGTATCTAGACCATCTAACTCATCCTCTTCAGTGTCGTACATATTTTTCTTAGTAATCTTACTAGCTGGTACACGAAAAGCAAGCTCAGTCTTCGGTCTATCCATACCATCCTGTATGGGCTTAAAAAAGAAAGGGTAATTCAATGTAATAGGAACTACCTTGTCGGTAAACATTTTTTTAGCATCACTACCAGTTTTAGATAGTATACCTATCCTTGAATCCTTAGATATTGTACCTATGTTAGCACACTCCTCAGAGCCCATAAAAGAAAACCCTGAACGCCTGTTTTTTAGGTAGCACATACCAAAACTTCTATCGTCAGCCTTACACGCCTCCCAAAAGATATAAAACAATCTATTAGACTCCCTAAAATCAGGCTTTCCAACATCTATCTTAGTCCACTGTAGGTACATATAGTGAGAGCCTGTTATGTATGTTGGCTTACTGTTGTTTGTAAACCAATGACCATCCTCTCGCCTATCGAACTCTGACTCTATATAATCAACCCATTTATCCTTAAAAAGGTTATCTCGCTTGTTCCAGTCAAAAATTGTTCTTATCTTGCTAAGTTCTTTTGGATAGTTTTCAGAAACCCACTTATTATTTCCTTTTTTTAAATCAGTAGGTGCTTTAGGTAATCCTATTTTAATTCCATTTATTTCGTAGACCTCTCCTAAGGTTCCATCTTTAGAAATAATTACAACGTCATACTTTTCATTGTATCCGTACTTCCAGGATTTAGCCTTATTCTTAGTGGTTATGGTAGACGTGGTTGCATCTAATTTTATTACCTTATGTAAGTCAAGATTATCTTGACCTTCTTTCTGCGAATCCACCACTAGATGTGTTTTTTGTGCTAGAGCCACTATCTTCTAACATAGCCCTCTCAGCTTCTATTCTGTTTAAAATCTCAAAGGCATCAAAAATAGCCAACTTCTTTGTAGCGGCTGCGTTCTTTAATCTATCCGCAGCTAGCTCATCATCGGGGTCAGGCTTTATAATATCTTCCTTAGCTACCTTTACCAGCTGCTTAACAGCTAACTCACCAGCTTTTATAATATCTTCCTTGATTTTTTTAATGTCCATCATAGTAATATACAAATATTTTTTGTAAACATCCTATACATCTTTTCCCCATCCACATTAAACTCATACTCACTCTCTGGTTGAAATGATATTAAATCACCTTCCTTTAAACCCATAGATACCATATCTTTATTAGCATACCTAATGTTACCTATGAGCTCTTGCTCTATATCTTTTGTTTTTAGTAATGACTCTTTCTTGTCTATAGGCGTTACAAAACAATAGGGAGATGGAGCCTTCCAACCATCCTTTGTTTTATATAAAAAGAATTGGTCAAAATCAATTAAGAACAAGTCGTTCATAAAAAAAGAGGGTCCACTCTTTTCCCTGCCTTTCATGTCGTAATATTTCCTAAATACATTGTGATGCACAAGTAGCGTGTCTCCTACCTGAATCTCTCCATCATAAGTAATGGGTATAGATAGCACCTCAGCAAACCTATTGGTTGCCTTATGGTCCTCCTGTGATGAGCTAACAATAAAATCTTTATCACCTATTTTTTTAGTGTGACTATATCTCTTCCCGTCAACTGGCTTTACTAAGAACTGAAATGTAGACCTCATGAACCGCAACCAATGCAGTCAAAGTGTGAGTCTGTAGGTTTAGTGCCGTTTAGTTTCATTTCAATATTATGAATCTCATCCTTAATATCCATATCCTGCATCATATCCCCAGTTAAAAGTTCTTCCAACTTTTTTATTCTCTGCTTTAACTCTGTTTCTTCCATTGTTTAAAAGTTTATGTTATACTCGATAGATACAGGCATATTAGCATTAAATTCTTTCCAGAGATAAACCTCATCTCCTTTTAGAATCCATATCCTAATACTATTATCTGACTCTTGTCTTATGTGATGTATTTTATGACTACCACCCAGCACATCCTGTCCCACAACATAATGCATGGCACTAGATTTATAATCAGCCCCTATAGATATCTTTCTAATCATTACGACAACGCACCTGTCTCCAGGTTTACTTTCTTATCACCGTACTTCTTATTAAGACCATCCTGGTACTTACCTAACTCTGCTGAGTTGGTTTCTACGTCAAATACTAAGGATTTCTTTTTTGTTTCTAGTCTTGAAATTGCTACCTGCACATCTCCTAGGTCTAGTCTTGCGTCAAATAGTTTCTTTTGAAGTTCACGCAGCTGGTCAACTTCCTCTTGGGTCATTTTCTTTTCCATTATATTTTATTTTGATTGTTATGCGTCTTTGAACGCTAGTAAGAACTCTCTTACACCTACACCAAATGCGATGCCAGCGTATAATATATCACCCTTAATTAATAATGCTAATCCTATTCCACCAGCTACTGCTGATAAGAATAATGGTGACTTAACTACTTTCTTTATTTTTTCCATTTTATTTTATTTTAATTTATTAAACCCAACCAGCAATAGCTACTCTTTTCCACGTATTAGTAGCAACACATGCATATAAGTAGTTTGCGTCTACCGCTAATTGTCCAGCAACCCCTGTTGAGCCAGCGGACGCAGGTACGTTTGTAACGTCTGCGTGTTGACCGCTAATGAAATCTCTTATCGCCTCAAAGGTAAAGTTTTTTGTTGCGTTAGCTTCTCCAGTATCTGTCCCTGGAACCATATCCGTTAATGCTGGTGTTGCGGTTGCGTATGTACTTATTTTTGCCATTGTGATTAGTTTTTTACAAAGTTAAGAAATTATACCAATAGTTTACCAAACTTCTTTAGTATTAATAAGAACAACAATAGGAACCCCCCTATCATTACCGCACTTCCGTACTTTTGCCACCAAGTAAGCTCCTGTATAACGACTTTCTCATACGGTACAATTTTCTCCGAAAAAACCGTGTCGCCATAGCATGTGTACTCATGATGGATTGTTTCTCGAAGCGTGTCGTAGAAGTATTTGATTTTAATTCGTTCATTGTTTATTACTGTTACACTGTCATGATATTCTATAAATGTTGTAGTATCATGGGTGTACTCAGGAACAACTACGGTGTCAATAATTCTAATGGTATCCATTTGTAATAACTCTGGGTGTTTTTTTATCAACCTATTTAGCTTTTTTTGTGGAGTACATCCTACTAAAACGGCTGCAAATATAATAAATATTTTAAGACTTAGGTAACGCAATTAAAGAATCTTTTGAACGTAAGAATAATAATCCTGTAGTCATCCACCCTGACATGTCCTCAATGGTGGCTTTTTCCATAAATATCATAGCACCACAGAATATAATAATTAATAATCCTAGTATTGTGGTTACGTAGTTTGAGAATAATCTATCTTTCATGTTTGCTTGTTTAAGTATTATCCCACCTAGCCTTAGTACCTCTACGGTCATAGTGGGTAAATGTATTGTATCTTCCTAATCCACCCTCGTCAATAGCCCCTATTCTTATTAATCCTTCAATTATGTCCGCAACCTCACTATCTGTATATCCAGATATGACCACATCGCTAGCGTTTCCAGTCATGTGCTGGGATTTTGAGGCTCCACCCACCTTAGCGTTGTAGCTAGGGCATCTGTACCCTGAGTTTATAACTACTGAAGAATTACAGAAATCTCTAATTGTCTGTAGGTTTTGTGCGTGTACCTCAACGTTATCAAACACCTCCTCTGGCATGTCACAGCCACAGTTGCAGTTGAACTCTGATTTGCTAAAGTTTTTAGTTAAATCTCCCATTACTTAAATTTTTTTCTACTGAGCCATCACGGTAAAGTTTAATTACCATTCCTTGATATTCAGGGCTTACTTCTTGACCAAAGATATTAAATATTTTAACTACTTCTTTTTTTTGTGGTGTAATTATTAAGGATATAGGTAGAAACTCTTCGGTAGTTCCGTCATAATCTGTTTGCGATAGCATGTAGTATGACGTGCCTATTATTGGGTTGTCATCTACTACCTGGTAGGACATTTGTGTGTTGTTGTTTCCTGAACCTTCAACAGTGGCTACTACCTGCCAGTCCTCTACATCTATACTTCTTTTAATCTGATAGTAGTCGTTATTTACCTGCGAAGCTACCGCCCATTCAATAATAACTATAGGGTTTATATCACTACCAAATTGTTCAGCAGTAAAAGATATTAACTCTATCGGTAACGCAAACCCTGTATTTCCTATTCTAATCTCAAAACCTGGGTAGGTTACACTACCATCGGTAGACCAAAAAAATGTTAAAGCTCCTGTAGGATGAGTAGATTCAAAATAAGACGGAATTGTTGTTCCACAATAGCTACCTATCAATGTGCTAAAATCATCCCCATCATACACCTCAAAAACATCCCAACCACAACTAGAGTTAAACTCTACATCAAAAAAACCTACGGTGGCGTTTATATTTCCTAGTAATGGGTAAATAGTTAAAGCACCTAATCCATCATTAGCATAATCAGCATTATATCCATCGTCAAATAATATAGCGTCATCGGTGGTGTATGTATACCAAAGACCATCATTTGGCATTAGGAGTAAGGCTTGAGAGAAATTGAATAGTGGTAGTAGAAATAATAAGATTAAGGGTAGTAGTTTTTTCATAGCTACTTCATAAATAAACCTTCAATAAAAGTTCCGATTCCAACAAAAAATGTTCCAAGAGCTGTCCAGAATTTAGTCTCAAGCGACCTAATTCTTTTCTCCTGGTCGTTGGTTTTTTCTTCCATAGATTCTAATTTGGTTTGAATCTTAATCTGACCTTCAATTAGTTTATCTATTTTTTCTTCCATTTTTTTTCCTTCGATGGGAACGCATCCTTTTTCGTTTACGTTTTCTTTTTTTTGACTTATTTTTTCACGATACTTCCTCAGGTATTGGCTCTGACCACGCTGGAGTACTCATCAAGGTAAGTGCCTCTTCGTGTGTTAACGTTTGACTTGGCGTAACAGTTCCATCCTTTATAAATGTAGGCTCTGCATTGTATTTAATTACAAAAAGAGTATCATCTAAACTTCTTCTAATTGTTCCTGCTGAACTTTGCCCTACTTGGCTAAAGTCAATGTTTTGCAAATCTGTTGCTATGTTACAAATAGCATATACTAAGTTATTTAATCTTGCTTCCATTTTTTATATATTATGTTGAAACTATCCAATATTCTACTCTCGTACCTCCACACCACTCAGCAAAAATAATATTTAATGCACTTGTTGTGTATGTCCCACTTCCTATTAATACCCATCCTGCTGGTACTGTAGGGGATGAACCATCGTTATGATAAATCTTTTGTACTATTCCTAATTTTGCATCAGTTAAAGAGTTGGTTATGTTTCCTGTTCCTGGTGATGCTGATGTGTTATATATTAGCGACTCATTAAACGCTATTACAGTGCCTGTAGTTGCGGTAGCACCTGTGGCTCCACTCTTAATATCTGCATAGGTATATATAGTTCTCGCACTATTAGTTTGACTTGAACCTCTTTCAGTAAAATCAACAGTGGAGGTTATTCCTACAAACTGCTCATTACTTGGTATTGTTGGCATAATTTAATTGTTTTTACAAAGGTAATAAATTTATTTTTAACTTGGTACATCTGTTTCTCTGTCAGATTCGGTCATATTAAAACTAACTGCGTTCGAGGTGCTGTTTGGCGCATCTCCTACCCTTCCTGTATCTAAAAATGTATTGTTTGATGTTCCATCACTACTTCCTGCTTGGTCAGGAATTGTCCACGTTCCTTCAGGGTTAACATTATATACAAAAGTAGCCTCTTCACCCATTTTATAATATGCAACAGGAGAAAGTGAACTTAAATCAGAAGGCGTGCCCCCTGAATATATACTACTAATATCACTTGACTTATTAGTATTCCAAAAAGCTATCTCATCAAGATTACCAGCAAAGCGTTTAGTAGCTCCTCTGCCTATTGTAGATAAACTTAAACTACCAGTATTATTTGAAGTAGCTCCAAAAGTTGCACCATTTACAAAAACTCCTATATTATTACTTGAATCTCTATATATTAAAATATGATTCCAAGCATTTAAAACTAAATTATTACCGCCTGTTTCAGGAAAATTTAATAACGCGCTTGAAGTTCTGACTCTTATATTTGTAGCTGCGCTTGGATTAATCCAGTTACTACCTGAAGTACCAAAGCCTAAAATGTTTTGATTGCTGTTAAAAATTGTTGGCTTCATCCATAAAGAAATAGTGAATTCTCCAGTAGCTACAAAATTTGAAGAAGTAAGAATTTCGTCATCCACACCATCAAATTGTAGAGAATAATTCGATACCTTATCTTTATTACTATTATTAGGTATTAGCCATTGTGGTGATTTGTAAGAACCGTTGTCACCGTTGCGATACCAAGCGGTTGGATTTAAACTTGTTAAATCGTTAGGTGCTCCACTATTGTAGATTGAAGTTACGTTTTCAGAGGTTAAAGGAGAATTATAAAGTGAAACCTCATCAATATTTCCAACAAAATGAGAAAAACCACCTTCATCTTTTCCAATATGTAAATCATAACCAGTGCCAGTATCTTGACCACTTCCATCTACTGTTGCTTTTAAAACTCCATTAACATATAGTTTTAATTGACCAACACCTGCTGTACCTCCATCTTCATCAAAAACCCCTACTATATTGTACCAATTATTTATTGTTAAACCGCAATCAATCCATCCTGTACTACATCTTGTATTAGTTACACCTGTTTTTCTAAGTAAAGCTACAAAACCTGTTGTTATTTGTAAACCAGCAAAAATTCCTTTTTTGGTTGTTATTGCTCCACTATCTAAAAAGTAGTTATAAGAACTAAAAGAAGTAGGATAAACCCAAGCACTAAAAGAAATATCTCCAGTTTCTAAATTAGGGATTGAACTTCCAGCATTAACAAAATCATCCACACCATCGAAGGCTAAGGAATAGGTGTTGGTGAAACCTCCTCCTCCTCCTCTGTTTACACGAGATGATGCACCTATACTATTTCCAATAGCTATGTACATACTACCAGAGAGCTAATACAGTTGTTGCGGTTGTTCCAGTTGCAAAAACTCTTACCACCTGAACAGGTAGGAATGTTCCTGCTAAGATACCCGTGAAAGTAACCTCGTCACCTCCAGCTGTCTTAACCTTTAAGTCTCCAGCTCCACCAACATACAATACACAGCCGTTATTAACCGTTGTTGCACTAGCTAGTGAGGGTATGTTTACCGTATCTGACGGTGTTACCGCTGCTGCTCTACTTACTTGTAATTTTTGATATGCCATTTTTTATTTTTTATTGTAAGGAAAAAGGTCGTTCAAGGTTTTCTGGCGTTTACTGCATCCACAGTCTTTTCCCATAGCCTTGGCTCCTTTTTCTACTATTGCTTTAATGCCTGTTGCACGAGTGACCTTCTCGATTGAGTCACCCAATCCACGACTTCTCATACTTTTATACTTCATAAGGCAAAGATAAGAATAATATTTCTATCTTTGGAATTATGAGACAAGTACCTGTAATATACAAAAAGAAAAGACCTAGACCAGCTCCAGAGATATACGATAGGAAGGAGCCTAGGTATGACTACCTAAAGTTTTGGAGGGTGGTTAGATACTGGGCTAAACAAAAGTATGGAATCACTACCGCAGACCTTGATATGCTGTTATTCCTACACAGCGAGGGATTATTTACCAGGGTCCAGTGTGAGAACTACGGCTCGCTAATGTCCTGGGATAAGCAACGATTTGAGAAGCTGCTACGTGATGGATGGATTAAGAAGTGG